ATGGTTGGTTCGATGCGTCACTTTCTACAAATTTCAGTACATTTGGGTCAACCGTCGCTATTTGGTTTGACCGTGCTCGAAATGGAAAACACTTGTATCAATTCGTTTCAACCTTTCAACCCAGATTGGTTTCCTCAGTGATCACTGCGTCCAATTCATTATTCTTCGCATCGAACCAATTTATGATGTTTAATTCAAATGCGATACCTGCTATAACATGTAATGATTATACTATTTTTGCCTTAGAGCAAAGACAGACGTCCTATGGTGGGAACTATTTTATAGGCGGCTCTAATACAACAAACTTTGGCAACTTGTACATAGGATACAGTGGCAATTCGAATATCTATACAGATATTTATGCTGCTGGCTCCATGCAGCCCGTTGTTGAATTCTATAACAATAGAAGTAACTTGGAGCCATTTCGTATCTGGTGTATTCAGTATAGTTATCCACTCAGGGTTCGTAAGATATTTATCAACGGAACCATGATGGGATCTAACTATCTGACTCAAGATTTGATATCCTGGGTGAGCAGTGGCATTGGTCGCTATAATACAAATTTTTACACTGGCAATCTAAAAGAACTTATGTTTTACACGTCCTACTTGGAAGATGATACGAGACAACTGATTGAAGGCTACTTGGGAACAAAGTGGGGTATCCAGGCGAACTTGATGTCAAATCAGCCTGTCTCAACACTGAAGAATTTAACAGGAATGCCTGTTGATATGTTGAATACTACTGCGCATGTAATGTACGCTCCTTCCTTATGTAATAATCCTACTCTTGGAAATAGGAATGTTCTTCGTTTTAATACTACCTTCAGTAATTCACTTTTCTTGGCTCCGCTCAATTCAAATAATCCTATGTTTTTGGGTATATCTAACATTGTTAATCAGATCTTTCCTTTACAATATGTAATTTATCCCACAGAATACACACTCTTCTATTTGTCAAGGCATTTGGGAGGAAATTCAAACTCGCGCAATGTCTTAGTAGGTCAGACAATGTCAGCCTTCTATGGCTATGGAAACGGCTACAATGGGTGGTCCAAGAATTTTTTTACAAATGACGGTACAATTGATTCAAATGGAATTAATAACGACTCAAATTGGAACTTGTATACTTTTACTAAGTTGAGCAATGGAATGGCAACCTACAGATATTATGGCTCCAATGGAAACAGAGGCTATGTAACAAGCGGCTTTGAGGGTATGGCGATTAATTCTGATTCAAACACAGCATCTGATTGTGAAGTAGGAGAGATTCTTGTCTATAATCGTGCGCTCAGCGTCTCAGAGACAGTTCGTGTAGAACAGTACATAGCGAATAAGTACGCGCTTTCAACGACGTATACGCAGTTTTCAACGATCAACTACGCGTCCTCAATCATGACGACTCCGTCTAGTCTTTCAAGTATTGCGAACCTCAAGCTCTGGTTTGATCCGAGTCAACTCCAATTCATGAGGCATCCTTACAATTTCTCAACTGTGGGATCCTCCTTCAGTCCTTCAACTATTTCATCACTGGATTGCTGGTTTGATGCGTCCGTGTCATCTAGCTACAGCACCGTCGGTTCAACTGTGGCAGCATGGTATGACTTGGGCTCGAACGGTCGTCACTTGGTCCAACTTGTATCAACAAATCGACCTCTTTTTATTTCATCACAAACACTTGCTTCAAACTCCATCTTTTTTAATGGAGCCTCACAGTTCATGAATTTTTTAACTTCACCTGATATTGGCTCTAGTGACTACACACTTATGGTGCTTGAGCAGAGACGTTCAGCAAATGCCAACATGTATTTCTTGGGCGGCTCGAATTCCAATTTTGCTAGAAGCTTACAGTTTGGATATAATGGTATAAGTAATGCGTATTATAGTTTGTATAATGTAGGAGGTATACAAATTGACTTAGAAAGTTTTACAGATTTTGGAAACCGTCAAACAGAACCTTTCCGTATCTGGTCCATTACATATAATTCAAATATACGCAGTGTGCGGATGCACTTGAATGGACATCTAGTTGGCACGAGTTTTCCGAATGCCACTGATATGATTCAGTGGACTTCACCTGCTGTTGGATTATTCTGGAACGGAACTTCCTATTTTTACACAGGCAATCTAAAAGAAATAGCTATCTTTAAAACGGGGCTTCCTGATGACCAGAGACAGCTTATGGAGGGCTATTTAGCTACAAAGTGGGGCATTCAGCAAAGCCTGCTCTCGAATACGCCTGTATCAACTCTCCATAATTTGACGGGTATGACTGCAAACATGCTAACTCTAAACACTCAGCTTATAACTATGCCTTTCTTAAGTAGCTCAGCTCTTCTTGGTGGCAGAAATGTTCTTCGTTTTGATACTATCAAGACTATGTTCTTGAACTATATTAATTCAAATACCAGTTACACATATGCTTTACAGCCTGTTCAGTATCCCAGAGAGTTTTCACTTTTTTATATTGCGAGACATGTACATAGTAATACAACATTTAGTCGTCTTATTATACAGGGAACTTCGAATACTGCATATTATGGCTATAATACAGCTCAAAGGAAGGGTTTCTTTAGTCTTGATGGCTGTAACATAGAACTAAATGGATTCGCTGCAAATTGTAATTGGGATATGTGGTCATTTACGAAAAATACAGAGGGTATGGCTTCCATTTATTACTTTGGTTCTAATATTAATACTGCATATACTAATTCTGGTTTTGATGGTATGGCAATTAACACGCCAGATTCAAATAATAGATCTGAGTGCGAAGTGGGTGAAATTCTCTTATATGACAGATCTCTCGGTTCAAATGAGCGCAATCAAGTGGAGAACTACCTTGCGAACAAATACAGCATGACGAGCAATTTATCACAGCCGTTTTCAAATGTCCCTCAGCCTCTTCTCACAAATGTAATTTCATCTCTTTCCACCATCCCTGATATGAAGTTCTGGTATGATGCTACTCAAATTCCTATTTTGAGACATCCTTACAATTTCTCATCACCTGGAGTCAATCCTTCTTCATTCCCTGGTCTTGATTGCTGGTTCGATGCGTCTGGTACAACCAATTTTAGTACATTTGGCTCATCGATAGGAATCTGGTTTGATAAAGGTTCCAATTCTCGCCACTTAATACAAAGAGTTTCCTCTAATTTGCCCACTTTGGTTTCATCCCAAAATAGAGTATTTCTCAATGGTTCACAGTTTATGTATTTTAGTACAGCACCTTCAGTTGTACGAACTGATTTTACAATTTTTGTTCTTGAACAACGTCAAACAACTGGAAACGGTGCTACTACAATCTCTTGTTTCTTGGGAGGCTCGAATTCAAATGCTGGCGGTGGCAATAACCAGTTGTCTAACTTTTTCGTAGGATATTCTAACTTTGCTCTTAATTATAGTAACTATATATTTCCCTATTTTACTTCTGCCACACTTGGGTTCTATAACAATGAATTAACTCATGTTATACCTCCTACAACACGGTTCGATCTAGAGCCTTATAGGATCTGGTCCATTCAGTATAGTTCGAATTTAAGAGTTCGTCGATTTTTTATTAATGGTTTATTACATGGTATTCAAAGCAATTTTGCATCAGATATACAGGAGTGGAATTTTCCCAGTTTAGGATTATTCAATAGTAATAATGGATCCTTGTTTTATTATACTGGAAATATGAGAGAAATGATCTTCTATAATAATTTCATGGGCGATTCTCAAAGAGAAGAAATGGAAGGGTATTTAGCTTGGAAGTGGGGACTCCAATCCAATCTGATGTCTAATACTCCTATATCCACTATCAAAAATCTTGCAGGGACAGGTGCTGATTTAATCCCTACAGTAGGAAATTTATGTAATTATCCTTCTCTAATTTTTAATTCTACACTAGGACGACAAGTTCTACGATTTAATTCGAATACACCTATGTATCAATCAAATGCGTTTTTCTATCATAGTGATTACACATTCTTTGTTCTCTCCAGGCAACTGGTAGGAGGTCAAGGAACTGGAGGTCCCAGTAATACAGGTGGAAACTGTAACATCAGAAGTTTGATCTTTGGTCTCAATACTGGTATGTTTGGCTATGGAAGCGGCTACAATGGATATTGTAAGAATATTTTCAATGCGGATGGCACAATTGAAAATTATGGAACACCTCCAGATTCAAACTGGGACTTGTTCCGATTCCGTCGTGAGTCGAGTGGACAGGGATCTTTACATTATTTTGGTTCCAACATCAATAAAGGCTATTTACAATCTGGATTTGAAGGATTTGGTATTAATTACTCATATAGTTATTTTTGGTATTTATCAGGAAATAATTTACAGGCATCAGACGGTGAAGTGGCTGAAATCATATTCTATAACCGTGCCTTGTCAAGCAATGAATGTACTCGTGTTGAGAACTATATTACTAACAAATATAATTTGGCTCAACGCATGATTGAG